TTCTTCACCTTATGATGCTGGACTATTCTATTGCCCATATGTTCCTCTCCAAATGGTCCGTGCCGTTGGTGAGAACACCTTCCAGCCAAAAATCGGATTTAAGACTCGCTACGGTATGGTAGCGAACCCATTTGCCGAAGGTTTGGATAAAGGTCTTGGCCGTCTACAAATTAATAGCAACCGCTATTACAGAAGAGTACAGGTCAAGAATCTTCTATGAGCTAAAACACACAAGATTCAAGAGAGAGGATTTTCCTCTCTCTTTTTTTATGGCTAAATTTAATTTATAGAATTATATAAGCACTACTAAATAGTAGAAAAAATGGTCGGAAACGCATTTAATAATCAAATAGAGAATAGGAATTTCCTATCTCCAACTCAGTTTAAATTTACCATTACAAGGGCACCAAAAGTTGCTTTCTTTACCAATACAGCAAATATACCATCGATAACTCTTGGTATTGCCAATCAACCTACATACTTAAGAGATATTCCCCAGCCAGGAGATAAAATAAAATTCGAAGACTTCAATTTACGATTTATGGTAGACGAAGGTCTTGAAAATTATATGGAACTTCAGAATTGGATTCGAGGTCTTGGATATCCAGAATCATTGGACCAAATATACACCTTACAAAGACAAGACAAAAAAGTAACTTCTAATGTCAATCAGGGTCTCAATCTTTATTCTGATGGCACTTTACAGGTATTAACAAGTAGTCAGCGACCAAATTTCCAGGTAAAATTTTATGATTTATTTCCATATGATTTAACTACTTTACTATTCGATGCAACTGATAATGATGCTGAATATTTTACAGCTGAGGTGAAGTTCAAATACACTTACTATGAAATAACTGATAACAAAGGAAATTTACTTTATGGATATCAATGAAATACAAAAAATGTGGAAAGAGGATTCTAAAATTGATCCAGACAATTTGCATTTAGAATCACTTAAAATTCCACAACTACATTCAAAGTATTATGAAATTTTCAATAATATTTTATTACTGAAGAAAAAAGCAATTGAAGATAAAAATAAAATAAGACTTAAAAAATATGAATATTATACTGGAAAAGCAGATCCAGAAGAATATAAAGATGTATACCAAAAAAAGATAAGAGACAAAGAACATCTACAAAATTGCATGGGTGCTGACGAAGATATATCAAAAGCATCACTAAAAATAGAATACTATGATGCCATTTTAAGTTACTTAAGTGACATACTCAAAATGATTCATAGTAGGACATACCAAATAAAAAGCTCAATTGATTACCAAAAATATATTTCTGGATATGGCTGATATTAAGATCATAAAGAAAAATGAAGTCTTTATAAAACTTGAGTGTGAACCACATGTTTTATATGAACTGCAACCACATTTTACCTTTGAGGTAGAAAGTGCAAAATTTATGCCACAATACAGAAAGACTGGTTGGGACGGTACAATCCATTTACTTTCAGTTTCAACTGGAGAAATTTATGCTGGATTACTCGATCGAGTTGTAGAAAAAATTAAATCATATGGTTACACTTATGAATTCAAAGAGAATAAGTATTATGGTCTTCCATTTGAAATTAATGAAGAAATATCAATAGAGGGTGTCAAAGGATATATGAATAATATTTGTTCGTATACACCTTATGACTACCAAATCAATGCAGTCTATGAATGTTTAAGATACAATAGAAAAACAATCATTTCACCAACAGCTTCTGGTAAGTCATTAATCATCTATGCTTTAACGAGATATTATACGAATAAAAATTTAAAAACATTGATTGTTTTCCCTACCACATCATTGATCCACCAAATGCATAAAGATTTCTATGAATATGGATGGAATCCAGAAAAACATTGTCACATGATTTATTCTGGTAGAGAAAAAAATACAGATTTGCCAGTAACATTATCAACTTGGCAGTCAATCTTTAAAATGGATAAATCATTTTTTGAAGAATTTGATTGTATAATCGTTGACGAAAGTCACCAAGCAAAATCCAAATCTTTAATTGACATCATGAAGAAGTGTCATCATGCTAAATATCGTTTTGGTTTTACTGGAACTTTATCCAATGGTGGAAAAGATTCTCAAACTCATGAATGGGTGATTTCTGGATTATTTGGGCCAACATATAAAACAATTAATACAAAAGAGATGATAGAAAAAGGTAGAGCATCTCAACTTGATATTCATTGTTTAGTACTCAAACATACCCCACAACAATTTGAACAATATGAAGATGAGATTCAATTCTTAATTAGTAGTGAAAAAAGAAACAATTTTATTAAGAATCTTTCTCTAGATTTGAAGGGAAATACCTTAGTTTTATTTGCTAGAGTAGAAGCCCATGGCCAGATACTATATAATCTAATAAATAACCATAGTGACAAGACTAGAAAAATATTTTTTGTTCATGGTGGGGTTGATGTAGCTGAAAGAGAAGAAATTCGAGAAATTACAGAAAGAGAATCTAATGCGATAATTGTCGCTAGTTATGGAGTTTTCAGTACTGGAATATCAATCAAGAATTTACATAATGTAATTTTTGCTTCTCCGAGCAAGTCTAGAATTCGAAATTTGCAAAGTATCGGACGAGTTTTAAGAAAAGGAAACAATAAAGATAAGGCAGTTTTATATGATATTTCCGATGATTGCACTTACAAAAATAGAAAGAATTATACACTAAATCATTTTATAGAAAGAATTAAGATTTATAATGAGGAAGAATTTAATTACGAAATTATACCAATAAATTTAAGTCAATGATGGAAGAAGATTTTTATGCAAGCTTAAAATTAGTAAGTGGAGAAGAGATATTTGCAAAAGTATCACCATCCGAGGAAAATGGAAATCTTATGATTATACTCTTTGATCCTATTACAATTGATGAAGTAAAAACCAAATATGGTCATGCATATAAAATAGAACCATGGATGAAAACAACAAAGGAGGATATGTTTATAATTGACATGAAAAATATAATGACAATAACCGAAACAACTGATTCAGATATTATATCAGCTTATGACAAGTTTGTCAAACAAAAAATAAAAGATAATATTGGTATGGGATTAAACTACTCTGAGTTAACTAAAGAGATGGGTTATGTATCTAATATTAAAGAAGCTAAAGAAATACTAGAAAAGATATTTAAGAATAATTAAAACAGTTAATAGTTCCCTTCGGGAACTTCTCTTCGAGAACTATCTAGTATTATTTTTTCTTTAGTTCTATTAAGTTCTTTAGAATTATTAATGTAATAAAGTTTATTAAAGTTATCTAGTAATTAATAGATAAAACTTGTTTTTCATCCGTGACAAGGCTGATTGTACACACTTTTGGCATGTTTGTCAACCCCCTTGCCAAAACCGTTTTCTTGTGTTATAATATGGCTACATAATAAGTACAAAAACTATGATTACAACAGCAGTAATGACAAAACGGAAGCGTAGTGTACACTATGTTAACAATAAAGAATTTTTGACTGCTCTAGTAGAATATCGAACGGCGGTTAGACTTGCGAAGGAACGAGATCTACCAAAACCTATAATTCCTAATTATATTGGAGATTGCTTTTTAAAGATTGCGACTCATTTATCCTTCAAACCAAATTTTGTGAACTATATGTTCAAAGATGACATGATTTCTGATGGGATTGAAAATTGTGTACAATACATTTTAAATTTCGATCCAGAGAAATCATCTAATCCCTTTGCATATTTTACTCAGGTTATTCACTATGCATTTTTGAGGAGAATCCAAAAAGAAAAAAGGCAATTGGAAATCAAAGGGAAAATTCTGGAAAGATCTGGTTTTGATGAAGTATTTGTAGATGACAACACACTTGACAGTGGGAACTATTCCGATTATAATAGCATTAAAGATTCCATTTACAGTAAGATGAGAAACTGAAGTATGCTAGTTGCCGTTCTCACTGACACTCATTGGTCTTGTCGGAAGTCATCAAAATTATTCCAAGATTATTTCGAACTTTTCTATAAGAACATATTCTTTCCGAAGCTTGAGGAACTTCAGATTGATACTGTGATCCACATGGGGGATGCATTTGACAATAGAAAGTCAATTGATTTTTATGGGTTGGAATGGACAAAAAGAGTTGTGCTAGATCCACTATCAAAATATGATGTACACTTAATTAATGGAAATCACGATGTGTACTTTAAGTCAACAAACCGAGTTAATTCTCCTGATTTGTTACTGAAAGAATATTCAAACATCAAAATATACTCGGACCCAACTGAAGTTAATATCGGAGGATTGAACTTATTGTTTATTCCTTGGATTAACCAAGAGAATGAACATGAGACTTA